TCCATTTGACACTCAGTAAGAGCTTCAAATTGATCTGATGTAATTTTCATTTGTAACCTATCCCTTCAAATAGATTTACAAAAGCAATTAAACCACACCTCAATTACATTTGCAACTATCCAAAGGATTTACCCATGGCTGTAAAACTGCCATCAGTGTTGAATCTGACCATCTCAAAAGAGACATTGCCACGCTTAACCATCATTATCACCACGCCTGCCTGCCAGTTGGCATATTGGCCATATTTAGCCAAATAAGACACTTTTCTCATATCGCAGGTATGTCCTACCTCGACCCCTACCAAAACCCTCTCTAAACGCCCTTTAAAGGCCTCTGATTGGCATTGATAACCCATTCTGTGAGTATGGCCAATAATGCAACTTTTGCCCCATCTTTTTGCAAGATTCAAGGCGGTTGTACCACCAACACGCGAGAGCGTGCCTTCATCCCCATGGGCTAAGACAAAATCTGTGCCTGGTATCTCAAAAGGCTTGCGAGCGTAGTAAATACCCAGGTCATCAAAGTTTAAAAATTTATCGTACTGTAGCTCTGGCAACTCCATCAGCCCTGGTATTACCATCAATGATTTATACAACCGATCACCATGATTTGATCGAGAGACCACATCTGTTTTGAGGTCAAACAAAATATCCTGACACAGTTGCCTATCTGCATCCAAAGTTTGTTTAAATGACTCAGCTTTGCCTTGGCTGAATTTGGACAAAGTATTTAGGTCTAACTCATCACCAACATTAAGCACTAAGTCAAATTTAAAGACCTTAACCAATTTTTTTAGATTGCGGATTGCCGCATCAAATTGGAAAGGGATCTGCAAGTCACTGCAGATTAAGTATCTGGCATTGGCTGTTTTGTCGCGTTTAATCGTCATCCTCATCATAATCATCTAGGGGATTTTTTAGAGGATCATCAGGGCTAACTATCCAATCTGGGTAACTTGATTTGTCCATAGCAAAAGCGAGTGCAATCTCGGTGGACATACCAGCATTTAGGCAAGCTGCATAAACCTCACTGGCTGAAATAGCCCAGTAATCGAGTTTGGTCAAAACAGGTTTATTGATTGTCCTGCGCCGTTTAAACTGTTTTTTCTTTGGGGATTTTTTTGTACTCATGGGTCAATTTTAAATCAGATTACCCCTGCGATTGCTCGGTGGACACCCTCTTCGATTGTTATTTTTGGTGTGTAATAATCACTCATCATGGCAGGGTTGCCCACCCGATAGGCCACGCCAGCTGGCTTATCCGTCAAGATATTAAATCTAGGCATCTTGTCAATTCCGATTGTGCGCATGGCAATCTGAGCAAGTTGTAAAAATGTCAATGGTCGGCCAGTGCATAAATTTAGAGTTTGATTACAATCATTTTTAACCATTGTAATGACAGCGGCTACAACATCATCAATGTGTATAAAATCCCTGGTCGTCGTAGCTCTGCCCCAAATGTCAAAAGGATTACAATTTAAGATCGCCCTTTGGATAATGCTTGGAAAGGGATAATCTAAATCTTGGTCTGTACCATATCCGCTAAATGGCCTTAAGACTAAAACCTTTGTGCCTGCATCCCTTAGATACTGCATCAAAGTCTCACCTGTTAATTTTGTCCAGCCATAGGTCATATCAGGTGCGCCAATCTTTTTGAAATCTAAATCTTTTTCTTTTAATTTGTGTTTTTTTGCAAGGGTTTGCAGCTCGATTGGATATGCAGCGGATGAACTAAAATAGACAACATAGGGCTGTCTGGTTAGCAAACACCAATTCGCAAACTCAGCATCAATCGCAAGATCAACTGCAAGACTAAGTGGATTGCCTTCGATCTGCATTCGACCACCGACAATGGCTGCTAAATGTATGACCAAATCATATTGTTTGGTCTCTAGCTTAAAAAAGGTACGACAATCTGTGCCGTTTTTTAAATCTACCAGAGTCAATGAAACATTTGGTAAAGCTCTACGGAAAGCCCTACCGACAAAGCCATGTGAGCCAGTGATTAAAATATTCATCTGAATTTATGGATGAGTTCGGCATATTGTGTACCTCTTAAAAATTTTTGTAATGTTAGTAAATCCTCTTCATACCACTTGGGTTGATTGACCCTGGCGTAGCCCTCATCAACCTCAGCTTTGCCTGCAACTGGGTGCAAGTGTTCAATTATGACATCTGGACAATATTTAAGATTTTTTAGATCAATACCTAGTTGTTTGACAAAGTTGTCAAAGAATAGATGTTTGCATCCAGGAAAGGTCATACCCTGTAACTCGACCACGAGCTCCCGACTCATGGCATAAGCTGTAGGTAGATTCTCACCTTGCAAAAGATCATCACCATAGGCAATGCCTTGGTCAAGACCTATGGCTTCGACTAACCTTTGATCCCAGTTTTTTGTTTTGGGTAAGTGATCATCACCCATAAAAATAAAATAATCAAATGCAGGGTAATTACAAAAATCCAAAAGTTGAACTGCGGCATCATTTAAAGATTTAGCACAGCCACCTGTTTTGTTTTCCAAACTAATACAGCGATAATTGAGCACCTCTTCATGTCTGGTGTAATCAGTCCAGAGTGGGTCATCATTATCAACAACAAAGTACAGTTGAGAAAATGCTGCAGTTTCATTGAAGGCATTGGCTAATCTATGAGCGTTTGATGGCCTACCCCGAGTGGGTACGATTGCACAGCTTTGCATGGTCAAAGCCTAAACCTGATCTATTTACTAATTAAGATCTCATAAAGAGTGTCTAATTTATTTTCAATCCGCCTGACTCTGCCCTCTAAATTATGACCACCATTTTTGTCATCTTTTAGCTCTGAAAGATAGTGTTTTACCAGCCACCGAACAGAGGCGATTAAAGATCCAATGATGGTCAAAAGTGAGACCAATAAAGCTGCCCAATCATTCATCTGCATTAGCTATTGATTCCAAAAGATTTATCTGCAGGGTCAAAATATCGTGTCAAAGGTGCAACTAACGCACCAGCTAAAATGCTCAATTCTGGTCTAATATCTGCGACCAGAGCAAGTACAGTAGTCAATGATGCAGCTGCAACGCTGCGCAAGTAAGATTTTAAAATCTCTCTTTGTTTTTTACTTATCTTCATTTTAATCCTAACTCTTTTATTTTGGCACGCACCTGTTCGGGATTTAAAGCGATTTCAAAGTGCATATCATCTTTGCGTGTTTTGAAATTACCACCCCAAATTAGTCCGTATTTAATTATGAGCAGCTTTATTATATTACGCTGATCTTTGGTAAAGGTATTTGACTTGCCTAATGGATGTTTAATTGCATTTAAATCAATCGCTGTGCCAGATGCATGATTACTCAAAATTTTGTCTGAGCCTCTGGTTTGTCGGAAGGCATAACCCCAGTCGTCTAATTGACCGCAATCAATCGGCTCAACTAAATTATTAAACTCTTTGGCAAAATTGACAAGTAAGGGTGCGACAGATTTGGCACATGCAAACTTGATCTTTGTACCAGGCACTGTAAAACTTTCAATACCTATCTCTTTACGATCTTTACTTGCAGGCCAACCATTTGGGCTGGTCAATTCAATTATTTTTGCCACAATCTTGGGGAATTGTTCTAGGACAGAAGTAAGTTTGCCTCGTCTTGGGTAATTCCTAAGCGTTCTAGTAGCGCAGCCTTTTGTGCTGCCTTTGCTTCCGCTTCGGCTTGTCGTGCTTCAACATTTTCTTGGTTTAATTGATATTGTGCATATTCTGCATCTGTCATTTCTCTATCAATAACTTCATTTGTTTCTATATTATGTATTCTGATTATTGGTTTATTCATTATGACACCCCATATAATAAAGCAGTTCCAGTGCTTAAACTTCCGCCATCATTTGAAATAACTAATGAAGTCAAGGCACTTGTAAATCTAATAATTCCTGATTGATGTATTGCAACCCTAGCATTAGAACCATTGTAATAACCACCAGTTAAAAGGTAAGGTTTGCGGGTTGTAGTGCTTGCATAATTGTAAATTTTTAAAACCCAAGCATTTTCGTTGTTAGTTCTATTTGGACTATTTGTACCGCCACCACCACTAAATCTTATCACATCATCTTGATCAATACTTAAAGTTGTTGTTCCTTTATTAGATACGAAATCTGTTGCGTGAGGTTCATTATTTGGGTTACATCTAAAAGAACCATTAGAACTAGCGTTTGTTACATTAAATATTTGTAATTCTAAAGTTTTATATGATCCACTAATACCTGAAATAGTAACCGACGCACCACTTAAAGTTGTAGTAGATAATAATGTCATACCACCGCCAGAAGCAGCAGTTGCCCACTTGAGTCCAAGATTTTCTGTGCTATCTGCAGTTAAAATAGTTCCGTTTGCGCCGATTGGGATGCGTTGATCTGATGTGCTAAATCCATACAGATCACCCTTTGTGGTTAATGGTGATGTAGCACCCACTTGAATGAAATCATAAAAAACCGCTGAGCTTGCAGATACAAACTTTAAAATACCAGCATCATATTGCGGCAAAATTAAACTGCCAGCGGTATTTACTGTGGCAGTACCCGCTGTGATTGTACAGTCACCCGAACCAAGGTTTTGAATTAAGACTGTATCGCCATCACTAAAAATTCCTGTATTGACAGTGATTGTGGTAGCACTGGTAGATGTCATGGAGATTGCAGTACCAGCATCACTGGAAACCAAAGTATATGAGGCGGTCTTATTAGAGGCCGCACCTCCATTCATTGCAGTTTGTTGCAGTGATGTGAGCTGAGCTGCGGTTAGTACCTGTCCAGTAGTGAAGATTTGTTTAGCCATTTATCTCCTAGGTATAAGCCAAGCTGTCTTGATCCAAAATTCCATCTACGGCTGAGTCTAGCAAAAATCCAGAGGCAAAGGGTTGCGCACAGGTAAAAGTCACTAAAAAACTGTTTGGTGTTATCTCATATTGGACACCTGCAATTACGCTTTGTGTTACTACATTTTCTGCAGGCAAAGTTTGAGTGACCTCTATTGGGTCAAATATATCTAGCTCTAAAGCTGCAGTTACTCTATCTGGGTCAACTGAGGAATAAGCATCTACAGTCAAAGCGTTCAATTGTAGATCTACCCCTTGCTCTTTGCGTGAGGCTACAATCATTAAGGCTTGATTTAAAGCATCTGCCTCTGTAGTCATAATGCCTGATCTAATTCTGCTATGTTGAAAGTAGTCACCAATGCTGTCAATATCTGATGCAACCTGAGTTGTCAACCCAGTAGGACTAACCTCAGCTTTATTTATGAGCTGATAATCTGATATATCGAACTGAGCTGCCTGATAAGTAATGTCACCTGATCCGACTTGATCTGAAAATTTAGTCAATGTGCCACCTGATGCAGTGATGATGTCATTGCGCGATAGGAATTTAACAAAGCCTCTCTCATCAATGTATAAAGCCCCAAGGTCTGTCTGCTCTACTACCTGCAGCGCACCAAGTAAAGATCTTGATGCCCCTGTATCTGCCTGAACTAATGTGGTTGTAGTAGTTGAAATGTCTCTCATACCGATTGGCCACTCTCCAGCATCCAATAAGCTTGTAACCCTCTGTGCAGTTGTCTGATTAGCTGTGCCACCAGAGACAGTGCTTATAGTAGTTAGGTTTAATAACTGAAAACCATCTACACAATTTAAGGTTACATAGGCTGGGTCAAAACCTGTAGGGCTTTTGTAATCCCATTGTTGCACATAAAAAGATCCTAGATTGTAGTTGACATTAGAAAAAGTGGCTGTAAATCTGATCTTTCTCATGGGTTTGATTTTGCCGTATAAGTCTGATGATGTGTTTGCAGGATTAAATTCACCTGTTTGATCTACAAAGACAACCTTGGCACTACCACCAGTAAATGAGTCAGATGATCTATTAAATGCACGCCTAATAAATACTTGAGTTACAAATGGAGTTATATCTACAACATCTGCAGCTACAGTACCTAAGACTGCAATATCTAAAGGTGTAGCAGGATCATCAAGTACAAGGGCTGGGTCAAAACTTGCACCCTGGGAAAAATCCACCTCTACCTTTAAAACTGCAGCTGACATTATCTGCCTAAGTTTGTGAGCTGAGTAACCGCCCCAGTTCGGTTTAAGTTATACAAAACATCTTGGATTACAGATTGCAATTGACCCTCAGATATAACAGAGCCTTGCACATTTACTACGACCTTTGTACCCATGCTCCCTATGCGATCTAATGGAATTACCGCTTCACTACCAGCCTCGCCCAACATGCCAAGAGTTGGTTTGGTGACAATGCCACCATCTGCAAACAAAGGGATACCTCTGCGAGCTGCACCAGATTCTTTATATCTTTCAGCGGTAATCTCAGCTGCGCTCATGCCCGCGTAACCTTTTGTGCCCACTAATTGTTGGCCTAATTCAATAAAATATCCAGGCTCAAACATTCCCCCACCCCCACCCATAGTTGGTTGCGGAAATTTTTTCTTTGCTAATTCATCAAGTAATGCCAGCATAGATCTTAAAGCGGCATTGGCCTCAAATAATTGTCGCAAGTACAGTAAGACTGCAGTGGTTGAGATGCCCCATTTTTTAGCTAATTCATCAATTTCAGCTGTAGTGATTTTGCCATCTTCAATAACCTTTAAGACATCTGCATATCTTTGTGCTTCATCTACTGCAGCCTTTGTACCATCTGCAAGTTGTTGCAAAAGTTTTACTCGAAGTGCATCTTCGGCAGATAACTTGCGAGTAAGAGCAGCCTGTAGATTTATCCGATCAATATCAAACATTGCTTCAAGCTGCGCCTTCTTTTTATCTAAGGCTTCCTGGGCGCGTTTTTCAGCATTTATCTTTTTATTTTTTGCTAAAATATCGGCCTGAATTTTTGCTAATATGGCTGCAGAATTTTTTTGTTTATTAGTAACTTTATTTTGTTGTTCCAATGCACTCAAAACATTACCTGATAAACCAAATAACCCTTTTTCTTTTAAGATTCTTTCCTGTCTTACTTTATTACCCTCTTTGGCAAGATCATTGAATCCAGTTGTAACAGCATCAAAAAAACCTTTTTGATTAGAGACTTTACCAAAACCAACCATAAAGTCTGCAAAATCTTTAGCTTTTGTTACAAGAGATTTACCAAATTTATCAAGATCACCCTTTGTGCCTGCAATAAATGAGGACATCTGCAGGAATCCAGTTCCTACCTCTTCAGTTGCCTCACCTGCATCAATTCTAAATCCGCGAATCTGGCCTGCCAATGTTTTTGTTGATTCCTCGGCATCACCTTGAAATCTCTCCAAAGCCTGCATGACTTCAACAAAACCCATTGCTTTGGCCTCGGCAGCCGATAATCCAACCGAGAGTTTGCCCAGGCTGGCAAAATTACCTACCGCCGCTTTTGTGATCGCATTTAGCACCAAATCAAATTCTTGACCTGTTCCCGCCGATATATCTAATGCTCTGGTCAAAAGTAATTGAGCAGAATCTAGGTTGCCAGTTTGGGCGATCAATTTTTGTAAAGCTGGTGTGAGTTGATCTTCGCTGATATTTGTTAAATCCTGCAAGTTTTCGATAAACTCTTTTGTTTGTAATAAAAGCCCAGTTTTACCAATGGATGACAAAGTTAATTGTAAAGATTTATCTAAGCGTTCTTGAGCTAAGGCCGCATCTATAGATTTTTTAGCAAATATTGTTAAGCCAGTTCCAGCCGCGATTGCACTCACCTTGGCGAATCTTGCCAAACTAAATCTGGCAGTTGCAACAAACTTGTCAAAACCCTTTAAATCTTTGGTTGCCCTTTGGAGTCCTTTTTTATCAAACTTTGTAAGGAAGTTAATAATTACATTTTGACTAAGTGGCATATCTACCCTTTAAAATTTTCGCCTAAATATTTTTTAAGCACACCATAAAGATTAGCATGTACCTGATCTTTTAATTCATGTGCGGCTCTATAGATAAGCCTTTGTTTGCCACTATTGCCGCCTTTTTCTGCTCTTCTCACTCTGTCAATAAACTCTTCGCTGGCGTTCGGGTTACGACTTACTCTTTTAGTGCGGCCTTTACTTTTGGCTGTGCCAAATCCAGCTAATTCATAGATAATACCTGGCACACTGGTATTTTGTAATGACAAAGCTGAGACCGATATATTTAAACCTTGTCTTTGTACTTTACTTGGGGCAAATGATATTCGAATCCCTCTCGCTACCTTTTCGGCATCCCATTGCCACCTTGACTCATTGGTCTTACCATAAGTGCGACCTCGGTGAACATTGTCATAAGCCCAACCCCAGTTGGTCGGATAAAAGGGTTTAGTTTCACGCCAACCTGGAAAGGGTGAGTTTGGTATGTAACCTTTGGCTTTATTTTGAACAGGTCTTATCGCTTTGCGTAATTGGCTTTTAAATTTTTTGGCAAGTTTAGGATCCATCTTTTCTAACTTTTCTAAAATCGCATCAAAGTTTTTAATATAGATTGCCTCATCAATTTTAAATTGAAACATTATCTGCGCCTCATTGTCCTTGATTTTTGAGATTGCTCATGCAATATGGCTTTGATTGCCATATAAACTGCAGGCTCAACCTCTAAAAGATCTTTAGGGCTGATACCAGTTGCAACCGACACAGATGCAATCTCCCAAATCTGTCCATGTCGGTCTAGCCATTTTTTGAGTCATAGATTAGATCAACATCTTCATATTGATCTATGTACTCATTACCAAAGGCTAAATCTGTTTTGCCTGCATCTTTTTCAAGTCTATGCGCAAACCACCACAAATCTGACTCCATTTGTGATTCAGCCAGCCTCTTACGCCACCCAGTCTTAAACTCTGCCTCAAATGCAACTTTGACTGATGGCGTAAGATCATAACTAATCTTTTTGCCGTCTTTCTTTGTGATCTCAATTCTGTGCATGTCCTTCCTTTCCTAATTAAGAGCTGGTTGATTTTGTAATAGCTGTAACAGGAAGTGTAATACTGGCTGTCATTGCAGAATCGGTTGATCCTGAAATTGGTGTCCATTGGGAAACCAAACATGACATTGAGTAACTTGGATTGGTCGCTGAGACTGTGCCTGTTACTGGTATCAATTTGATTGCCAACTTAGTGCCGATTGCATCCTCAAATAAACTATTTACAGATGATGCAGCAAAATCATTGAAGACTTCCAGGCTCACTTGCGAAACCTCGAGACCCCCTACCATATTCTGTACAGTGTCATTCATGCTGGAAATTACTACTTGCTCTACCTCACGATTTAAACTGACTGTACTAACATGGTCGCTGATTGTTGTAGCTCCAACAATGACTGCAACTTTGTTACCCATAAATATTGCCATCTTTTTCCTTTCGCTAACCTATCAATTCCACTGAATACTGATAACTTAGGTAGTCAATATTAGCGGAAGTTAGTGTGCCTGGTGTTGCAGACACCACCCTGAGAGTTTGTATTGCGCCACTTAATGTTTTATCAGACTCAATCGCGGCCTTTACTGAGTTTGAACCAGATGAGGCAAGTAACCCATCTAATCTTTCCTGCGCATTGCGCTCACTCATCCTGCCTACCATGACAATAATGTTGCAGGTTGCAGTGTCAAAACCTCGATTCACAGTAAAATCATAATTAAGACTTAATTGACCTACGATTGCAAAGGCATTATTGGTAGGCACATTGGCTGAGTCGGGTACATAATCCATAACTCTTAAGCCAGATATTGTCTGCAAAGCGGTCTTAAGATTATCGCGTACAGTGCTGGGGATCATGCAATCGCAATCTTTTGGTAGGCGCGAATCATATAAGTAACATCTCTGCCCACTGGTGACATGCGGATGACACCAAGATCCCCCAAACCTAAAACCCCACCTGGGGCATCTTTGCGTTTGTAAAGATCGGCGGTAAGAATCAAACAAGCTACATGGACATCATCAGGCACAGCTGGCCAGCCCCATTTAGCTGTTACCTCAACACCTGGGCGCAAACCATTTTGTGTAATGCCTGGAAAGATTGGCCAACTCTCAGTATTAGAGACCATGGTTAATTGGGTGAAGGGTCTATCTAATGATGCGGCTGTCAGTGGATCTAAAATAAAATCTGTATCTAAAGTCAAGGTTTTACTATAAGTACCATTACCTGATTCATCAACTTTTACGACCAAACCTGTGGTGGTACTTATGTCATCTACATAAACAAAAACATCTGAGTATGCTCTGTATTTTCTGGCTGAGGCTGATGCATCTGCATAAAATCTACGATTGGCGATCCGATCAATAGAGCGAGATGATGATTCAACTAATGCTTCCAATAAAGTGTTATCAGTTGCATCTGAAATCGATAAATATGTCTTTATCTCTGCCAGTGTTGCATAACCATTTGTAATTGCCATCTTAAATACCAATCATATTAAGTTCTAAGCCCCCTGGAAGGGTAGGGGGCTTAGAATATTTTGATTAGAAGCTTGGTGTTGCCAGACCTGTGCCATTGATTTGGGCAATGGCTTTTGGATAACGCTCTGCAGTGAAGGCTGAGAAGCCAAACAAAACAGTATTTATAGCGACCTTGCCATTTGGCTCTTCGAATTGAACATAGGTTGGTTGTCCACCCTCTTCAAATAGGTGACACTCATTAAGATCTACCACAAAGATGGTGTCTTGATTTGTGCTTGCACCAAGATTTGTTGCAATGTTAGCATCAACAATAATTGGCAAGCCAAGTATCTGATAACCACTTTGACCATAAGTAAATGTTCCATTGCCAATACCTAAAGCATTTACAGGATTGTTAGCAGTTGGTACAACTAATGGTCGGTTTTGACTATCTAATCCAGCCAAGAAGAATCCTAGGCGGCGTGGATGCATAATGATTGCATTTGGATTAGCAAAGATTTGACTTTGAATTTGTTGAATAGCATCTGCAATCTTAGGGAATACTCCAGCGACAGTGCCAGTGGTAGCTGTATAAGTTACCAAGATACCAGTGGTCATAGTTACTAAACCAGTTGGTTGATTGTTCGCACCAGTACCATTTAGTAAAGCATTGTCTAGTTTGGTGTGATAAGCACGAATCAAATCACCCAATACAATCTGCTCAATATTGTATCCACGCAATAGAGCTTGCTTAGATACAGATTGTTGGCCTGCAATAGTATTGACATTGACAGTCAAAGTAGTGTCGGCCATGTCTTGAGATACAGCTGCAGTGTTTTGAGATGTTTGATATGCGACAGTTGTACCAGTATTGATCTTTGAGATAACTACGGACATGCCTTGATTACCCAGTGCATGTTTGCGGCATGCGTCTGCAAATGGACGACCAGCCCGTGCCAGAGGCGCATAAAGATCCAGTAAATAGGCGGGTACTACCAAGCCTGCAAAGCTTGAAGTATCTACAGCGCGATACTCGATTGCCATCTCTTTTTGATGGCGTGCAATTCTTTCAGAGGCATCACCATCTGTTTTAAATGTTGCCTTGAGCGCATCAGTTAGAAAATCATGACGGCCACGCTCTGAGTATGTAAGTTCCTCTTTGGTAACAGTGAAGCCACCAGCGCGAACTTCTTTTTGTGGTACAGATCCAGCATCAACCTTGGCTGCCAATTCTGCAGCCTTTTGATTTCGGATCTCTATATCACTCATCTGCTCAATGCGTTCATCCAACTTTTTGATTTCAAGATTTAGAGCTTCGACATTCGCCAACTCTACCTCTGTCAGATCGCGTACCTCTTCGGCTGCGCGATCTAAAGTTGATTGAATAAGAGCAGTCTTTGATTCACGCTTCTCAGTAAGAGAAGCTAAAAAAGCATTTGACATTTTTCTCCTATAATTAGTTTGGATTGAGAAGGTGTGACACGCTTACAAAAAGGGTCAGGTGTTCTACTTTTTATATTATATCTTTTTTTGTATTGTTTGTAAGATTAGCCAGGCAGTGTTATATCTTGGCTTATCATCATCTTCATCATCATCATATCGATCCTGACTGACAATTTTTTCTGACCAAGCTTTGCCAGCATCACCACCCCATAATGCCCATGCAATCCTGCCATTTGAAGGGTAGCCATCCTCACCTGGTCTAAAACCTTCCGCCTGTTTATCTACCTCATGGCGTGCAAAAAAAGAGACCATCCGATTTACAGTTTCAAGTGGTAAGTCCTTTCCACTGACAATATCTCTTGCCCTAGCAATACCAATCTCTGTACCACCTCTGCCAAACTCCCTGCGCCAATCTAAACCTCTTTGGGCTTCATTCTTCATGGCTTGGGTTGGTGAATAACTATCCTGCCTGGCCTCGCGTTTTTGTTTTGAATATCTTGGATGATCTGCATGTAATAGATCATTATCACCAACATAGGCTTTATTTTTTGGCGCACCAGTCCTTGCTAAATATAAAAACGCATTTACTCTAGCCATTGCCCACTGCGCCCTACCAATACCAGGTCGGTGAGATGTTGAGTATGCACCAGCCCCCCTTCGATACACAGCCTTCAATGAACCAACACGCACCCTTGTCCAGTTCGGGCGATCTGCCTTACTCATAGCTGCATTATGATCATCTGCCTTATTTTGTAAAGCTGTCTCAGTGGCAGCATTGATTGTAATATCTCCGCCCTTGCCTGCAGCACTACCAGGTTTGTTTTTGTCACTGCCCTCAATCTGATCTTTTTTTGGTGCAGCTGGATCTGCTCTATCTTCAACCATGGCTGCCCAGCGGTTGCAATAGTAATTGGCTTTGACATTGGCCTCCCAGAGTTCACAATAACCAGCGCGATAAAAACTACAGTTAGCACAGTTGCGACCTTCAGGTACATCATCACTAGAGGCTGGTCTGTAATTTTGCGGCAAAGCGCGAGTGCCATACTCGGAGATGTTTATTGCAGTCAGTTGTTCCTGGGCTTGAGATTTTGTTTTGTGGCAACCAAGTAATTCATTATCTGCATCTTTTACAACTGCAAAGCCATCACAATCTGGATGGTCATTTTTTATGCTGTATGGCATTTAAAATCTTTCTGGCTTCATCAGCTCTCGGTGTTGCAACTGGCACACCATCTCGCACCCCTACTATTGAGGCCATATCTCCATACGCACCAAAGGTCACCAGTGATACTTCCGCTAGGTGTGCCTTGATGCGCTCCATGACACCATCTGGTCGTTTGCGATTTTTAATTGGCATGAATCCAATAGATAATTGATCTAACGCCCCATCTTTGACAAGTTCCAAAGCCTCATCACCCTCCCGAGTTTTAGAGATCCTAAACTCAGCGTATAACCCTTCATCTGTCTCTTTGAGTAATGTGGCTCGACCCAATACATTGTTTTCCCCATGGCCGCGCAATAATTTAACTCGGTGTGGTGCGCGAATAACATCTGCAAAAACACCTTTACGGAATATCTCAGTTAGGGTGCTACTAATCCGCTGCTCTTTATCATAAGGCACTGCTATGCCATAAATAGTTCGGCCATCACCGCCTGCAAGTCTTAATTCAAAATCAACGCTATATCGTCTGTTTTCCAACTCTGTATCTTTACTCATTTTCATTTACCTCTACTTGAGTCTGGGTGGTCGCAATCTCATCATCACTTTCCCCCTCTTCATAATCCATGCCATCTAAATTTTCTAAGTCACGCACTTCATCTACAGTTAAGAATCCACTACTCAATGCAGTTTGATATGCAATGTAGCGCGATTGAGTATCAGTCTTGAGCAATGACTCATATTTAAATTTGGCAGTTTGTCCACGCACTAACAGATCAGATAAGGCCGCCTCTATCCTCTCTGCAATAGGTTGTATCGACCATTTAACTAATTGTAAATTTTCTTGTTCAACATTGCTATAGGTGCGAGAGGCATTTGGTGAACCTAAATAATAACTTGGCAGACCAATGATGTTTGCGGCCTCAGTAAGTCCAGCTGTTTGTGCCTCAACTAATTGTGACTCAGCTGCATTGCTACTTAGAACCTCAAAATCTGTAGAGGCATTCATAACCACTGGTGATCTATTGCGTGATGAGTACATTGACATCCACGCACTTTTTAGGGCATCGGCCTCTTCACTTGTCAGATCTGGATTCGCTGATTTGATCACAGCTGTCGGATTTACGCCGCCATCAAAATATCTACTTGCATATTCATTGATCGCAATTTCTTTACCCAAAGATTGTTTTGCAATGGCTAGGATTCCACGACCAACTAAATCACCTGGTAATACAAAATTTTTTATGTGTAAGATGTCTGACTTGTCATAAACCTTTTCATCTATGCGATAAACAATTTTACCTTTATCTCTAGTTACTTGAACTCGATCAGATGCAACTGGATAAATATGATCTGGTAATCCATTCGCACCAGGCTCGCCCAAAACTGCAATGTAGTTACCATGCAGTATTAGACCAGCTGCCATAGCTGAGATTGTCTCCATACGCGTTTCAGTCGGCACTGGTCTTTGTAAGAGTATTGGCTTTGGTTTTACCTCTCGATCATTACGATATGCACAAAGATCTAATGCACCAATAGCATCTGCAATCAAAGATATTCCGCGATAGATTGCAGGTATTCCCAAAGCTGTGTTTTGATCTACATACGCGCCTGCCCAGTTACCCTCAAAAAATCTTCCAACCCTACCCAGTGAATCAACATAACCTTGAGAGGTATAAACCAAGCCAGGTTGTATCTGTCTTTTTAAGAGCCTGCCCAGCATTACCTACCTCTTATTTCTAAAGCAATTCCAAAAATAATTAAAAATGCACCGCCTAATGTTACTCCCAAAATCAAGTTGAATGAGGCGACACCGCCAATAACTAAGACTGCACCTGTGATTTGAAGTATTGATGGTAAATATTTCATCAGTACATCTTACTCCGAGCTACAGGTTTATCATCTATTTTGGTCACTACGCCATAGCGTGCCAGAGTTACTGCAACCAATGGGGTGATGTTTGTGGTTGATTGACGATTCCAAGCCCAGGAATCACCTAAAGGTCTTTTGCTTGACCCCATAATTGCAGATCTTAAATTTGGATCATCAATATGGCAGATTGTTTTTGCCATAACTGCATCATAAAAAGAGCCACATGCCCTGGCGTACTCTCGCAAGTGTATGGCCATGACACCTACCTCATTCTTTTGTAGCTCTGCAATCAATGAAGCTGCAGGTGAGCCTGTATCAATTACCACCTTAGTTTTATATTTTTTGCATAACTCAATCAACTTCGGCAAGACCCAGGATGTACCCTCTTTACATTCAACTAATTCAATGGGCGTAAAATCTCTGACTAGACCTGAGACACCGATTGCAGCGCGATCTCGCTCCCTAGATATATCAACACCAAATACCACCTCACTACCCAAAACAATATCTGTGCGAGCTAGTGAATCCCAAAACTCTGTACCGATAACCTGCACTGCATCTTTGGCTGGCCAGACATTCAACCATTCTTTTGTGAATATCTCAGCACTGTTTGTTTGTGCTGCCTCACGCACAGCCTCTAGTAACACACCTTTATCTTCATGTAATGATGGGATTGCTTGATACCAAACGCGCTCATCCATATAATCAAAATCATCAGATAAGGGCGACCACTCAAACCAAGCCAATTTATTTTGAGGATCAGCGATCTCTCTGTGTCCAAGCTCGCGGTAATGCTCTAATAATTCGGATTGACCAGGCCGACCAGCATTAGACATCATCCAAAGCTGACCATTGCGCTTGGTCGCCAAGGTCGGTTGTAGATTAGCAATCAGTGACAATGGATGAGTCAGGGCTTCATCAATTACCATAAGATTTAAACTCAACCCTCTTGCCCCTTTATCATTTGGGGTCACAATCCCATAAGTTGAGCCATTGCGCATGTAGATTTTTTCACTGCCATTAGTTTTAGATACCTTGCCAATGCGTTTGGAAAACTTTGGCGACATCAAAAAAGATAATAGATGTTCATCCCATTTGACCTTGGCCATGTTGCGATCTTGCGCCGTATATGCGACATGCCTCTTCGGTTGTAGTAACTCATAGGCTATGCGAGTTTCAATAAGCTTTGACTTACCAGATTGCCTTGATACCTGGGCGCAAACTGTTCGATACTTGTAGTTGCCTTGCTTATCTTTTTCCAAACCAACATCACATACATATTGTTGCCATTCAAATAATGTGTAGCCCAAAAGATCAGCTACCACAGTCATCTTGTCGCCATCTGTTTGCCAAGCTGGATCTCTCAAAGATGCCCACCTTGGTGGACACTTACTTAAAGAGATCATCTTCTTCGGGCAGGCCACACATATCCCAGATCTCTCTAAGCTCACGCGAGATCGAGGGGATGGTATGCGTATTCTCCCCACTCTTTTCTATTAAATCCCACGCGCGTGATAAACCGAGCAGCATCTCTTTTTTTACCCAATCAATATCTTTGCGACCCTTTAGAGCATCAATCATTGCAGCTGTATGTTTGCCCTGCTCTTTTTTACCACTTACGGCTATTTTTGATTGCTGTCCTTTTTTTGTTGCCATAAATCGCCCCCCTACTGTAGTTGCAATGCGCACAGCTTGGCCTTAGAGTACCAACCCACAGCTCTGGAGATGGGAAGGAATCTACTGGCGGATCATGATCAATGGTGGTCGCTCTGGCTTTTTTACAATAAAAACACACAGGCAAAGTAGCCAGAATAAGTTTGCGCATTTTTTTGTAATACGCATTGTATTTTCTTGTTTTTATATTTTTCATAACGAATTTGTTATTTTTTTTGTCAAAAAAATACAGCTTCGGGGAGAGAGAAAACCAACAT